ATCCGGGTAACTCTCTACCACCTCCCTTAGTCCACTGCATGAAAGCTTCAGCAGCTGCATCCCATTCACCTCTATTGATCTTCATCCGAATAGTAGACCGCTGAAAATTGCCCAGTCCGGCATTGAAGGCAAAGCTGACACACGCATCGAAAGCCCCTTGACGACCAGATAGAGTAGGAGCAAGTCGAAGAACACCACGTTCAAAAAGACCGACATCATCTGCGAATAGTTTATCGATTTCCTCTTTAGACCATACACGGTTATCCTCCTGTTTCAATGGGTACTCCTTACGAATCATCGTAGGTTGTCCCTCTTTAGCTACCATTGGTAAGCGTATCTGTTCCTGATATAGAACATGACCATAGCCAATAGTCCAGATATGAGCAGGACACAGGTAAGGTTTATTCCTGCATCCCTCAAACCTGTGCATCAAGTCAGCTCCAGCTTTGCTTAGCTTCACTTCTTACTCCAGCTACGTGAGCCAAACCAGAAGCCTATGATACCTCCAAGCATAGCCATCTCATCACTGCTAAAGATAATGTCAGAGACTGCAATCAAGTTATCAATACTTGTAATCAACTCAGGATGGTTACTGACATAGATTGCAATCCAAGCATTGATGGCACATAGCTCAAGAATAAAGATGTAAGTTACAATAGGACGTACAGTACCTACAAAGTTAACTACCCATGTACTAGCTCTCTCCATGATCTTCTCATCATGCTTCAATGCAGCTTCAGTCATCTGAGCATCAGTCTGCATAGCAATCTGATCTGTACGAATTTCTTCAATACGCTCTTGAGCTGCAAAGCCAGCTGCAGCCATTTGAAGTTCACGTTCAGTCTGCACTTGAGCTAAAGCTAACTCATGCTTCTGATCAGCTTTGTTCTGGAAGAAGTCTAATAGTTTAGGTAGACCTGAGATTAGTAGACCACCAAGGGTAGAAAATAGTGATAACATTAGAGTCCTATCTTAGATAATAATAAAGTAACAATCTTGTCAGAAAGATCATCAGGGAGAAACTTAAGGAAGCCTAAGAAGTACAGAGCTACTAGACCATAGACAAATATCTTCAGGCACAGGTCAAATGTCTTCTGGTACTCATTCATTACCGTCCACACCTTTGAGTAGTTGTACAGAAGTCCATTAACTCATTGACACCAACAAACACTAAGAATAGAACAAAGAAGACACCACCTATAATCATGGCTATCTCATTCATCTCTTGTTCTTTCTCCTTAGCTGCCTTCTCAGCTTTCTTCAGAGCACTTAGCTCCTTGGCATCAGCTAAATCCATCTCAGCTTGTCTAGCCTTAATCTTGTTCCAGACATCAATCTTTCCAGTCTGCATGAAGAGCATCTTAAGTTCTTCTTCAAAGGCTCTAGCTTGCTCCAAAGCCATCTCAATCTGTAATGCAGTTCCCATGTTGGAACCCTTACCAGACTGTTTAGCCTGAAGCATAGCCTTTGTAGCTACACTCTTGGCATCAAACATCTTACCAATCATAGGTGCAAGAGAGCCTAGATCGTTGGCTACCTTACTAGCCTTCTTAACCATGCTAATAGCTGACTGTATGCCAGCAAGGGCTGTCATTGGATCAATCATTTGTTATATGCTTTCTTCCATTCTAGACATACGACAATACGAGTCTTATAGTCAGCCGCCCACTTCCATGTCCACCTAACACATCTATCTGCATTAGGGTCGAAGCCAGCTGTCGCTATAAAACTCGTAAAAAGGATTAGAAGAAGGGCTAGAGTTAGCCTCTTCATTGGGTTTACTGTTGTGGTTCTTGAGGAACACCTGACAACATTCCTCGCCATGCCATATTAGGAGGAATCTGTGGAACCTGTCCAGATGCTACATCTGAGATCAGTCTATTTACACCACGTTGACGTAGAGCACCTTGAAGCTTATCAGCACCGTAACCTAGACCTGCCACTGTAGCTGCAGCTGCTGGATTAGCAAAGGAACCTGCTACAGTACTAGCTTGCATAAGAGCACTACGCTCAGGATTCAGACGAGCTACAAGAGACAGTAAAGGATCTCCAACAGGCCCAGAAGCTACACTCTTAATAGCATTCTTCTCACGCTCTGAAAAGAATCTCATCTTGTCTTTATTAGCAGCTAGATTAATTAACTGTCTACGAATCAACTCACCCTCAGAAGCTTTAGGGTCTAATGCACGAGCTTCAGCAACATTCAAAGCATCTTCTAAGACAGTAGCACGAGATAAGTTACGCCAGTCCTTACGTGCATCCTGTACAGTTTTAACAGCTGTACCTAAATTACCCTGACTAGCCAATACATCTTTAGAGCCTAGCTTAGTAATGTAGTTATCTAGTTCAGATACAGCCTGTCCTGCATACTTACGAGTTGCTGCGTCTTTCTCTAACTTCAAGTCCACTAAGGCAGACCTCATCTGCTCTAGCTTAGTGAAAGAAACTCTTTGAGTTCCTACCATGTCTCTAACTTGTTCAAGCACTTGGGCAACAGGTTCATGCGCTTTAAGTTTAGGATTAAAGTTCTCTTTTAGTAAAGCAGCTTCAATATTGTTAAAGTTATCTAAAACACTTTTAGGCTTAAGAAAGACACCTTGCTGATCTACAGTTGCATAGGATCTTTGAGCACGTTGCTTAATCTGATCTAGAGTTATTAGAGGTTCACGAGTTGTAGTTGCAGCTGTAGCTCCCTTAGCAGCTCCAACACCAGCTACAGTACCTGCTGCAATACCTGCAATAGCACTTAGAAGTGGATTCTCAGTAGCCTCTTGCACCACATCTGCAGCAGCCTGTCCAGCCACACCACCAGCACCAGCCGCTGCAGTTTGCTGTAATAGGTTCTGACGCAATGGAGCCAATGCAGCTGAAGTACCTGACATAGCAGCCTGTGCTGGAACACCTGCCATAGCTGCTGTACCAGTCTGTACAGCTCTTTCAAGACCTGTCTCAGGAGCTGGAAGACCAGCAGCAGTTAGAACATTCTGCAATCCTTGAGTTGGTGAAGCCATTACTTGCTTACCAGCTAACAGATTAACACCTGCAGCCACAGGCTCAGCCAACATAGCAGGGAGTGAAGCTAAACCTGTAATGCCAGCCCTAGCTGTAAGACCTAACTGACGACCAGTCTCTTGAGCTAAACTACGCTGAGGCTTCTCAGCAGGTTTAGAGTAGTTCTGCTGTGCATAAGCTAAGACTTGCTCTTGTGTTGCTCCTTCAGGTGCTGTAATCTCATACTCCTTACCATCAGGAGCTGTAACAACGTATGTAGGCATTATGAATCCTTGTATTAAGACTTAGGTTTAATAGACCATCCACTTTGGGTAGCCGCTGGAGCACCTGTCTGTGGTTGCTTAGACTTTAAGAACTCATCTAATGAAAGAGGTTGCAACCCCTGTGTAGTACGAACCCAGTTTGAATAGTGATTCTCAATCTTATTCAAGTTCTTTTGAAGCTCTGCTTTAGATTGTCCTAACTCTAAAGATCCTACAGTGGCTTGCAAGGCTTGAAGTTCCTGTACAGCAACCTGACCCAAAGCACCACCTGTAGGACTTGCATCTCTCATCTGTTGTAAACGATCAAAGCCTAAGTTAGCTTTAAGAGTTACTAAACGCTGTTGTAGGTCATAAGCGGTTGTGCCGGGAACAAATGAAGAACCCTTACCAACAACACCTGTAGTCACTCCTGTAACAAGTCCTTGAGCAGACTGCACATCATTAATAACCTTAGTAGCGTGGTTAACAGCAGCCTTCTTAGCTTCTTCCTTCTTATCTTCCTTATCTGACTGTTTAGATTTTAAATCTGCTAAGCGTTGTTCAGCTAGTTCTTTTTGAACACCTGTCAAAGCTGACTTAGAAGAGGCAGACATAGCCGCCAGTTGTTGTTTAAACTCTTGGTCACGTTGCTTTTCAATAGCACGTTGCTCAGCCTTCTCACGTTCCAGATCAGCTTTAGCAATACGATTAGCTTCAGCAGTAGACTTACGCTCTAGTGTCTTAAAGATGTCATCAGGCTTACCATACTTACGCACAATATCTTCAACAGCTTTATCAGTAGCTTCAGCAGGTAAAGAAGCTAACTCAGCACGTAACTGTTCATCTTTAGCTTCACCACGAAGAATCTTACCTTGTTCAGCCAATGCTTTACCAGCTTGAGCTTCCTGTGTAAGTGTCTTAGCCTTTTCCAACTCCATAGCCTGAGCACGTTGCATCACTTGAAAGCCCAACTCAGGGTCTGTACTTTGTAAAGCTTGAGCCATCTGCTTCAAACCTTCAGGTGTGTTAGTATCATACTGAGAAGCCATCTGACGAAGCATAGTAGCTCTCTTGATAGATGGGTCTTGTACGTCTACACCAAAAGCACCAGCTAAGCCACGACCTAAGTTACCTGTGTTCTTGTAGATGTTATATGATGTCTGTTGTTGAGGAGTCATAGTAGCAAACTGCATAGCCTTTTGCTCTGTCATCTGTCGTTGCATTTCCTCAGGAGTACCCATGCCTCCGAATAAACCTTGTGGTAGTGTTGCCATGTTATTCCTTATTATTAACCGATTGTCTGGAAGTATGGATTAACTGTTTGTTGATAGTTAGAACTACCTCTAGATAGACCACTAATTAACTGACTGATAGGGTCTGTTAAGCCACCAACTACAGCATTGTTACGTTGCATCTGCAAAGCTGCTGCCTGTTGTGCTGCAGCATTCTGAATGTTAGCTGCTGCTGTAGAACCTGCTGTAATAGATGAACCCAATCCTAAACCTTGAGTCAAAGCATTCTGACCTAAGTTTTCAATATTAGATGCACCTGCCATGTAGTTAGTGTATGGAGCTAGAGCTTGTGTCTGCAAACCATAACCAGCACCTTGAAGATTCAAACCACCAGTCATCAATCCTTGACCGAACTGTACTTGTTGATTGCCGAATGTCTGAGCATTAGCAGCTAACTGAGCATCTTGTTGTGCACGAGCATTCATTGCCGCTGCAATAGTAGGGTTAGTAGCCGCTAATCCGGGATCACCTGCTGCATAACCTGCCATAGTTCCACCGGTAGCTAGACCCATACGTCCTTGCTGTTGTTGTTGGTTATACAACTGAGCCATCTGTTGTTCACGACCGGGAGCAAGTAACTGCTGCTGCTGAGTCATGTATGCTTTAGCTACATCTTCAGGAGTCTTTTGAAGATACTTAGCACCTAAGTTAAACAGTCCTTGACCAGCTGTATTTATACCTGTCTGAGCAGCCTGTTGTGCTTGAGCTTGACCGATAGCTACTTGATAACCAGCACCAATCAGCTGTCCAGTTGTAGGGTCATAGTTAAATCCTGACTTACCGAACCTTGTAGTAACTCCTACAGGACGGAACTGTGCAGCCTGTGCAGCCTGTGCAGCAGCGTTAGTGGTAGCATTAGCAGCTTGATTAGAGCTATATACACTACCTGCAGTGCCCAACAATGGGCCAATTAAGTCTGTCCAATCAGCCATTAGTATGTGCCTCCGTCAACTGTTGCTGTAAAAGTACCAGAGACAGTAAGATTTACCGCAGTGGTTGTGCCTGTCAATGCACCGTTATTAGCATCAGGTTTAGAATTCACTGCTGATGCAATGTTATCAAACTCAGTGTTAACTTCAGTACCTTTAATGATCTTGCTTGGATTACCTGTATTCAGGCTATCCTTGATTGCAAAGTTAGTTGCTTTTGTATAGTTACTCATTATCGTGTCTTCCCTGTCTTAACATAGACATCAAGTTTCTGAATGGATATTGACTTATTAAATACACTGGTTTCAAAGCCAAGTTGAATAACCTTACCTGAACCACCAATGTTAATAATCTTATTATCGAAGGCTGTACCACCATACTCACCAATGTTATATTCAGCTATGTTGTATTCAGCTACTGCAGCATTGGCTAAGTCAAACTGTCTAGTGTTTAAAATATCACTGTAATCAAAGCCAAACCTTAAAGTAACTGGATAACCACCACCACCAATAACTGTTACGCCTACCTTCTTCATAATCTTAATCACAGTTGGTGACTGGAAGTCAAAGTAGTTAGTGTAGTATCTCATCAAGTATGAGTTAGCATTGTCTTTGTAGCCATCATACTTACCAATGTATCCAGCTCTTCCAAACAGTAAGTCTTTATTACGAGTGTACTTAAAAGCTGTTGGAACTAAACCATCCCATGTTGTAACCCTGTTAGCACCATTAGGTAGAGGTGCTCTCATGTCAAAGCAGTACACTAACTGACGAGCTGGTAAAGCTAACAGATAGAAAGCTTCCTTGTCTGAGTATATAGCTTTAATATCAGCTGAAGTCTCAAGACTAACCTCCAGTACAATATCATCACGTACATTGGCACTGATGTCTCTCATTGGAGCTGACTTCTCTTGAATGGTACGCATCAATGAACGTACACCTGAGTCAGACAAGAAGATTACATCACCACCTGTAGCTACTACTGAGTCTCTAGCTACACAGCCAATACCTGTGATAGCATCTGACAATGTTAGATTATTAGGGTCTGTAGCATTGGAATAGATAAGAATCTGTCTACGACCAAAGACAATCAAGAAGTTATTATGTGCAGCTAAGGATACAATCTCATCTGCACCATTAGGCCACACTTGAGATACATCCAATGTACCAGCTGTACCTGTACTTAAGACATGACCTGATAGCAAGTCTGAGAACTGAATGGTACTCTTAACTGAAGCATTATTAGCTGACCATGTACGACCATAGGCACTGATAACACAGTTGTTACTGGACACTGTAGCTACATAGCCAGTCTTCTCAGATACTCTCTTAAATGTAGTTGAGCTTACTGCAGGGTCAAACACTAAAGGATCATGTCCAGCTTGATAGAGATATAAGACTCCATTCAACGGAGCCATCTGCCAGTTACTGTCTGTGATTGTAGGAGCTGTACCACCACCTCCGTAGGTTAACTGTGATAGTGTAGTACCTACAAGCTTGAATAGTTTATTGTTACCAGCAGCAATAATGTATGAGTTACCTGAGTTATCAATCAACTCACCGATAGCTTTGACGTTAGCATCACTTAAGTCACTATTAGTTGCGTGAGATGTAGACCATCCCTTACGAGCACCAATACGTCCAAACTTATCAATCACACAGTTATTAGCCACAGTAGCATAGCCAGCCTCTAGAGAGACTGAACTATCCTGTGTATTCAACCCCATGAATCCCGGAGCTGCTACAGTTGTGGTTAAGATTTTAGCTACCATCAGACATCAACCCAAGTAGTTTCTTCATCGTATCTGTTACGCTCAATGGCTACAGCATCTGCCAAAGCTAAGCGATATTGTTGATAAACCTCACTGAAAGCTGTACCTCCATCTTCACCTCGTTCACCAACAGCTTTAGCGTAGGCTAACATCTGTACTAAGTGATGAGGGACTAACAAAGCATCAGCATTGGCTGTTAAGTCAGCCTGAGGGATAATCAACTCAAACCTCAATGAGTATTCACCATCAGGACGAGGCCATATATCAACCTGAGTATCATCACCGGAGATACCACTGTAGTTGTAGTACACCGGAGCTGCACTCTGTACATTACCTAAGTAGTACTGTCTATTCATCCAGTTAGTAGCTACAGCTCTCATAGGCACATCTTGAGTGTCATTTAAGACATCTACAGTACGGAACCTCTGACCTGAACCTGTCAGTGTATAGTTACGAGTATTAGCCACTGTAGGGATTACAATAGTCTGTGTAAGGACATTCCAATCGTAGGCATCCTCAATCTCTCTCTTAGCATCGTTAACAAATACACCCATAAGGGAACTATAAGGAGTATCACTAACTGACGATACTTCAGTCTCCCTCAAGCGTATCAATACGTTGTTTACCAACTGTAGATATGTCGTAGCCATTATCTTCCTTATATCTTAATTAATATGGTAACATACTTTAGTGTTACTGTCAAGCCTTTTTAGACTTTTTTTTAGCTTTATTTGCTTCTGACATGGCAATAGCAATGGCTTGGTCACGAGACTTCACCACAGGGCCACCTTTACCGCTGTGGAGAGTACCTTCCTTGTACTCACCCATAACCTTCTTCATCTTGTTCTTAGCTGTTCTTTGTCCACGTGTCGGTAGGTTCATTTTATTTAACTCCATTAAATTTACTATCAATAGCTAAGTAAATAGCTCCAAAGAAAGCACCTATGATGATAATAGGTTTAACAGCTTTAGCGATCCATTCGAGTACTTGGAAAGCTCCTGAGGCTGCATTAAAGGCTTGAACAACCTCTTGTGTATTCTTCTCTATGTTGTCTACCTTAGCTTCAACAGC